GCTGCTACCGATCGACTTCCAATTGATTTACAAGTTCAAGTTCTCCAGACCCTTAAAGGTCCTGAGTTAGCTTTAGCTTGGAAACAATTATTAGTGGATCGCCCATGGTGACTTGACGGCGTGCCTTATAAGTACGCTGTTGGTCAACCCATGGGGGCTCTTTCTTCGTGAGGGAGTCTCGCGCTCACTCACCATATCATCATCCAAATCGCCGCAAGGCGAGTGGGTTGATCTAAATGGTTTGACTTGTATGCCGTTTTAGGTGACGACGTCGTAATCGCTGATTCTTCAGTGGCTAAGGCGTACGTTGCTCTAATGACATACTTAGGTTTGGACATTAATCAGTCTAAATCTCTTGAGTCAACAATAGGAATCGCAGAATTTGCGAAACGTATTGTTAGCCCTAGAGGAGATTATTCTCCTGTATCACCAAAACTTATGCTTATGACCTTAATAAGGCCTAGGCATTTAGTTGCGGCTGTACGGGATATGTTTTCTCGGGGAACTCATATTCAAGCCTTAGATCTTGAGAGGTGGGTTGAGAAGATAGCCAGGAACAAGCGTCTCCCTCAGAATTTTATCTGAGAGATGACCGGTCCTCTGGGTTTCTTAAATCTGTTGGGCTTAGCACCATTTCTGGGACATAAGTCACTAACAGAAACTCAACTTCAACTCGTAGCACATGCTACTGATCTGGTGGTTAATCGCCATCTGGTTAAACTCCACTTCGACACACTTGTTCAGGATACCGAGTCTTTATCGACGCTAACAGCGTCCATAACTTCTCGTCTTCCGTCTCGCCACTATTGACGTCAATATTCCAACCTCCCTTCGAGGTCTGGACCTATTGGTAATATAGAGGATTGACACAAGTTTCCAGAATTTCCAAAGTCGACTGATGGATCGCCAATGCTTTGAGACTTTATGGGATCATTTCCTTCTACGCGTAGAGCGCATGAGGAACTGACCTTAAAAGTCCAAAAAGCAAAGGCCCACAAGCCGGCAATGAGAGATCACCGGTTCCTGTTAGCTCCGATTGGTTATAATAATCAATCGGTTTACAACTACTTAGTAGAATCTTTCTCCGCTTTAGAAAAAGTAACTCCGTCGATACCTAGTTTAACTAGTAAACCGACGAGTTCTTTAACTTTCAGCTCTAGAGTAAAACTCTATAAGGAATTGGAAGAAGCTTTGGAACAGTATAACATCTCAATGGTATTGGATATTCGGAAATTACCTAACGGTGTAGAAGAGGGGGTTGTTACCTTATAGCTGGGACCTCTAACCAAGGTTGGTCGTGAGACCGGTATGGACTGTAAAG